CACTTTTAAGTGTCTCAATGAAGTCCATCCCGAAAGGCTTAACAGTTTCACCTGACCTGCGTGTTACTTCCCATGCTAGCCAATAGACATCGCTCTGCTTTTCTTCATCGCGGAACGCCTTATGGAAGCCCTTTTTAGCGTACTGCTCAAACGAATACTCCACTGCTGGAGTGATCTCGCCTTCTAATACGCTTCCATCTAGTCGAACGATCTTTAACTTTGCCATGGTTTGCCCCTTTGTTTAGTTTTTTAGAATGTGCCTGTAGTGGCTACTGCAACAGTCGAGTTACATGTGAATGTAATTGACTGTGTACCAATATCGCCTACTGCGCCATTGATGTCTGTTGTGTTATTGACAAGGATTGAGACAGTGTAGAGAGGGTTAGTCGCTGATACTGCTGTTCCCTTTGTCTGTAGGAATACAGCTGTGACTGTGGTTCCCCATGCTGCCTGTAGTGTTGCCAATACGTTTGCTGTTGCTGTGTCGTTTAGGAAGTCGATTGTCACTGTAGATGACTCCAAACCCTTTACGAATTTGTGGCTGGAATCACCCATACTGGTGATTTCTAGTTCATCGAATACGCGGTTGATTGTTACTGCTGTAACATGGTCTGAAAGATCGACTGTGTTGATCTTCACGCCCACATTGTTATTTAGAAATACAGCCATGAGATTATTCCTCGTCTTTCTTAGTAGTTACTGGCTTTGGTGCTGGGGTGCTAACCTGCCCGATTTTCTTCAGGAAGGCTTCATTCTCTTTTTCCCACTCGGACATATTAACTCCAACTCGTTAGGATACTGACTGACATCTCGCAGCTGAGTAGGTCTCCCGATCCAGCGTTAAGAATACTTGGTGCGCTTACTGCGCTCACATTATACGTTAAAGATGATGCCGCTAACTTAGCGAACACGCCACAGACGAAATCTTCTATTCCGTTCAAATTTCCTTCGTTATCGAAGAGCGGCGCCACTATCAGCAATTTAAAGGATGCCATAGGGCTAATACCAATATGCTGATTATTAGTAGGTGTTATATATGGATCATCTGGAGACACGATTACAGAATTAGCCAGTACCACAGATGGAGGAAAGGCAAAGACTTGATATTTATTATTGTCTACTAGCGCAGTGGCTAAAGTAGTCCGGAGGGTTGTTATCGCTACTGGAGGCATTAGCCCACCATTGAGCGTGGATCTAGTGCGTGTGCGATCAAACCTCGCACCTTAGCGAGAAGCTGTGCGCTCATTCGGTAAGGGCTTGGCTGGAAATCGACAGCGTTACTGCCTGAAAGGGTGGCTGTACGCGCTTGCCAGATTTCAACAGATATCATTAAAGCTGCTTGCTGGACTGCTTTATCTTCTGCCCAGTCTGTTGTCACATCTGCTGTAACTGTGCCATAAGGATTAACATTATGGCGTGGGGTTGCTGCTGGAGTTCCAGTTATGGTGTAACTGATTGAATAATCGCCTACTTCTGTAATAGTTTTAGATCCATTAAAGTGTGACTTATTGCCAGTTACGACAACTGTTTCACCAACATAGAATATATCTTTAACTAATTGGTCAAAGTATAAAGTGCCTTTTGTGGTGGTGTTTTCATGTGCAATATTGAAATAAACATCTGCCCAAAGCATTGGAAGTAGGACTGCATCAGATGCATCGCATACTTCCTGAAGGACAGCATCTGTATACAAAGTACCCACTCCGAGGGTTGTACGGAGTTCTGAGACTGTTGTAAGTGCCATGATGTCCTTTCTAAAGACTCTAGGGGATCGGAGGGCTACCGACCCCCTAGAGCGACTTAATTTGTTATTACTGCTTGTTGTTCTTAAATGCGCCTGCTGCAACCTTAGTTGCGATTGCGCCAAAGCCGTAATAACCGATTGTTACCTGTCCTGCTGCTGTTGATTCAGCGCGTAGGCGGTATGTTGGTGACTCGTACCAAGTGTATGCATCTGGGTTCACGATAAGGATTGTGCCATCGCCATCGCCAGCGTTTGTTGGATCAACGTATAGGTTGAGTCCTGCAACGTTACCTGTCAATGATGTTGGTGCTACTGCTCCGCCAGCGTTCATTGGCTGTGATGCTGTGTAGATTGGACGTCCTGCATCGTTGAGAGACATGATGTTAGACCATTGTCCTGTTGATACGACCATGTTGCGAGCAAATGGGTTTGGTAGTCCTGCTGTTGCTGCGTATACAGAAGCTGATCCGCGAGCGACAATTCCTAGCAATTCTGCTGCTGTTGGATATGTCACTGTTGTTGTTGCATCTGCTGTTGCGCCTGAGATAAGAGCAGCGTTTACTGCTGCGTTTGTTGTCTTTGCGTAAGCTGCTGCCATGTTGCGTACTAGCTCATCAAAGAATGCTGGAGAAGTACGATCTAGCAATTCAACAGAGAATGTCTGCTGTCCTGCATACTTCTTAACAGATACTGATAGGAACGCTGAGTTCTGATCTGTCTCTGTAAATGCTGCGCCTTCTGCAACTTCACCAACTGTTGGCATTACTGTGATCTTTGGGATCTCAAATGTCATACCTGCATCTGGCAATACTCCACGAGAGATTGCGTCAATGCTTGGACGGATTGTTGTACCTAGTGGGTTGATGATTTCAGATAGTTGGCGTGTTGGTACAAGACCAGCGTTATCTGTTGTGTCATCTGCTGCTAATAGGTATTGACGAGCTGACTCGTCTCCTAGTGCTGCACGGATTGTGTTTTCTGCATACTTAGCTGCTGTCAATTCGATACGTGGCTTTGTAAAGTATGCTGCTGAAACAGTTGGGCGAGCAGCTTCAACCGCTGGTGCTTCAACTGGTGTTGCTTCGACTGCTGGAGTGGTGTTTTCCACGGTGGCTGTCTCGCTTTCTGTTGGTTGGATTGGTTCTTCTACAGCAGATTCTTCTGCTGCAATATCAGTAACTTGAGCAGACTTAAATGCTGGCTCGGTTACTAAACTTACTTCGACCAAGCGAGCAGCGGATACATAAGTCACGCCATCCTTGATCTTTGACTTGAGGACTTCTGCCCCAATACTCAAACCTGATTGCAATCCTTCTTCTGCAAGGATTAAAGCTTCTGTACCGCGCTGTGAGCGACTGATAGAGAAGACTGCATCTATTGAATTATCTGATTCGCTGAATGAGACCATGCGACCTAAAGGCTTCTTGGTGTCATGCTGGCTTAGCAGTTTGATTGACTTAGGATCTTCGATAGCGATAGATCCAGAAGCAAAGATAACCTTGCCCATGTTTGTCGATCCTGCTTCAACGTTAAGAGGCACAATCTTGCCTGATACTGTGCGACTTGCTGAGTCTGCTGTTAGATCAGCTGAGAAGGTAATTACTTGGTTCATTCTAGACCTTGGCTTCCGTTAGGTGTTAGATCAGTCATCTCCATAGCCTGCTCCTGTGTGATTAGGTTTAGGGATAGAAGTTTTTCAATTACTGCTAGTTCAGCGAGTGGATCAGTGCGGAGGAAGTTCTTGTCAATATCAAACTTGACTACATTTCCACGAGCAGTAATGTCATCCATTGAGAGGCGATCTTCAATCGCGCTAATAAATGGCTGCAAAGATAGTGACAAGAATTGCTTACGCTCATCTTGAACGTTTGCATAAGTCATTGAGTTATTCATCTCGGCTGATACATAGTAAGCAGGTACGTTGCAAAGGCGTGCGATCTCAGTCGCGAGATTTTGGATAGCCTCGTTATACATCATGTCTTTAGGAGAGAATGACACTGGGTTGTATTCGAGAGTAGAAGTCAAGTAAGCAGTGCTGCGATTATTGCGAGCGTTCTTCCATGATGCTAGTAATCCTTGGACTTCTTTAGGATCTAGATCAGCACCGGTATTCTTAATATAGCCAGTAGCCATTGGAGTAGATGCAGCGATAGTAGCTGCTTTCTGAACGTCAATAGCAGCGCGAATAGTTTGGATACCTGTGTTTAAGATTCCAGGAAGCAAAGACTGGAAAGTTACAAGAGATCCAAGTCCGTCCATTGGCAAAGTCATGCCATCGACTGCATAAGACTTTACAAAAGTGTTAGTGCTATCTAGTGTGATAGTTACGCGGTTATTAGCGATCCACTCAAAGCGAGAAGGACGTCCATCCTCCTGATAAACCTCAACTACTTTCCAGAATGACTGCCCATATAGAAGTAATGATTCAACTGTGTATGCGATAGTTACAGATCGTGGCTGTGAATAAGTAGGTTGCTCTAACCATGCAGGTGAGCCGAGTTCTTCATTAGTAGATTTCTTATAAAGCTCTAAAGGAATTGCTCCGATAGTGCCAGACAAAAGATTGCGGCATCTTTGTAATGCAGGAACGCTAAGAGCATCTTCTCTGCTTACGTATGCATATTGGAAAGGCATCGCATAAGGTGAATACTCACCAAGGACTTGAGGTGCTGCTTGAGCCTCTAATAAAGGCTTAGACTCAAGACCGAATGCCTGCAATAATCTACCCATAGACATAAATAATAGCACTTGTCAAGATAATAGACAATGTGATAGGGCGTGTCTAAGTATATATCTGTGGCTTAGGCTGAGG